CGGGTATATTCCGAGTACGAACTTTGCCAGTTAGTACACTTGTACGAGTTACAATCATAACATTCTCCTTTTCATTTATATCTAATATATAATACTTTTAAAAGAATGTCAACTGTTTTTTAAGCTTTTTACGTGATTTCTGTGAATTCTGCATGATATAATTCCATTATGATAATCGTCTCTCAACAAGACATCATGTTCAAATTGATATTTGGCTTCGAGGTAACCAAGTTCTCCTTTTGATTTACAAAGAGTTAAAATTTCTCTATGGAAGTTATCAGCACCTTTATCCTCAACTAATTGCTGGACTTGTTCTGATGAACCATAATATTTTTTCCAATCTGTTTCTTTAACAACAGAACGGCGACGAGTTTTACCTTTGAGTGGTGGAAGTTTTCTTTTTGAAACTAATAGCTTTTTGCCTACGTATTTCATATCAGTAGATTTGTCTGTAATGATATACACAAATCCAATCCAATCTTCAATCATTTCAGAGGTAAATTCTTCCCCTTTGTAAATCCACATAAAATAACTCCATATTAATAGAGTTATTTATTCAACATCCTCATGCATGTAAATACAGAGTTTTCTTCCAAGCAATCAGACCAAATATGGATCAAATACCATCCAACTAATACAACACCGATTGTAATAGCAATTCCATATATTACTTTCTCAGTCATTACAAATCTCCTCTTCCTCTTCGTATTTAAGGAATACTTTCATAGTTGTACCATCATCTTGTATTTGGAATGAAATGTCTTTAACGTTGTATTTAACGTAGGCACGACCTTTGTTATCAATAACTTCAAATCGGCTAACTTTACTTGAAAACGTAATGTCTTCATCGTCAACAATGAAATCAGTTTTAATTTCCATTATCCTCTCCTCATTTGCGCGTAGGCTTTTGGATCGTCTCCGCGGCCGACTGGGACCATGTTTGATTTGTGCATTGTTGCGATACCGACGATGTAGTCGCCCGTGTATTCATTTCGTTGTTTAGCCGCTGCATTTGCCGGGATAACATCCGACGTCGGGATTGAGCGGCCCTCGCGGTGTACGTCATTCGATTGCGTTTCAAGTGGTTTCCCTTTCTGCTTAGATGGTTTTTTATCTGGGTCGATACCCATGCTTTTAAGAAACGCGTTGTGCTCAGCTTGAGCTTTTTGCCAACCTGGTTTCTTTTTAATTTTTGATTTACCGTGGACTTGTACTCCACGTACTAAATGCATAGACATTAAGCTGCCTCCATTTCCATTTGCTTTTCAATGCGTTCAGCCCAAGTTTCATAATGCTCAGCCATCATAATAATTTCCTCAAGGATATCTTGACGATCTTTGCTAAAGTTATCTGAGCGACGAGCCAAGCCACGTAAACGTTTTGCGAATTCCAATTGCTCAATCATTATTATACCTCCACAAACATAGTTTTAAGTTCTTCTTCGTCAAAGCCGTGGCCGTGACCCATAACTTGCTCAAACAATTCCTGGAGCATGTCGAATGATTCAGATTTGAAAAGATAAAGTGGGTTGCCACCAGCTGGGCCATTAGCCGTTATAAGCTGAGTGGTACAACCATGTTCAATTGCAAATTGTACAACCTCGTCGTGTGTGGGTTCTGATGAAATGTCGAGTTCAACTTGATATGACATAATATGATTCCTTTATTTGATATAATTAATCTATATTATTTTAAAGGCAATGTCAACAGTTAATTTCACTTTTTTGAAATTATTTTGAATTAAAGTGTGAAACCAGTACCGTTATATCCTGTATCTTCTAAGTAAGATACCAATTGATTGTAGCCACCAACATAAGTTCCACTGACCCAAATTTGCGGTACGCTTTTGGCTTGTGGATATGCTTCTTTAAGTTCAGTCATATTTTGCACTAAAGAAACATCTTTGTATTCATATTCTAAATTGCGTTGGTCTAATAGGTTTTTTGCTTTTGTGCAGAAAGCACAGTTTGGTTTTCCATAAACCTTAATCATAGTTCGTCCTCCGTTTTTAACATATAAGCACCTTCAGGAAGCTTAAACGATTGCATAAGTGATAAGAACATTTTAGGAGAAAACGACATGAGAATAAATCTCTGTATATCCTCATCCCATTGTCGCATATAAACAATGTCATCATACGCGATAACTTGTAAATCCTCGTATTCGCCGTCTGGATCTAAAATCGTAATAGCAGTTTCGTCCCAGTCCATTTCTATAGTAAACATACCAAAACCCCGGCTTCTTTGAACATTGGTAATGATCTTTCATTCCAAATGTCTAACCAGTTACCTGGCGCAGTTTCATAATTCGGTAATACCACACGTTTAATACCTGCTTGAATAACACACTTAGTACAATCTGGGCAAATGGGTAATCCATAAACATATAGTGTTGCATCTTTCAGTGACACACCAGCGTATAGAGCATTCATCAAAGCATTCATTTCAGCATGTACGATACGTGGATATTTTTCATCGCGATTAGATAAACGTTCTTCTGTATCACAAATACCCTTTGGAAAACCATTATATCCTGTCGCCAAAATACGACGTTCATCGTTAACAGCGACTGCACCTATTTGGCTTGACGGGTCTTTGCTCCAATTAGAAATTGTTTCGGCCAATTCCATAAATCGGTTGTCCCATTTTGTTTCTCGTGTATTTACTTCTTTGGTACGACGTAGCATATATTCGTGATAATGTTCTTGTGTCATTGTAAATCTTTCAGAATTTTCCATGTATGTTTCCAATCGTTAACTTGATAAGTTTTGCCTGGATATTTAATTGCTTTTGCAAGTGGATAATCGTTTCCACCGATTTCTGTCTTATCACCGAAGAAAACAATATGGTCGGAACCATTATTAAAGTCATCTAAAATTTGGCTTTTATCGCTACCTGTATTGTATATATCAATACCAGTATCACCACCTACAGTTGCGGTAATATTTTTAAACTCAGAATTAATTTGATATGCGATGCTTTCACGCTCACGGTTTAGCTTATCGTATTCAACGTACTCAGCCCTTTGTTCTGTATCAGCATTTCTACCCACAACACTAAAGTTCCAAGTACCTACACGTTTTTCAATATGATTACCAGTTCTAAGAGGAAAAGGACTTGACTGGAGCCAACCTTCCAATAGAGTTGTAAGCGACGGATCAGGATCAAATGAACTTGCGTTTACCACCTTACCAAGAAAACGAGTTTGGTTGCCGCTACAGCTATAACATGTAACGACATTTTCACAAATATCTTTACCAAGTTGCTCAACGGTTTTTGGATAGTCCGAGCCTGTTACAAGCCAAACTTTTTCTCGTTTCATAAAATCGAGAAACCAGACTTTAAACTCTGGATCCATTGCTTGTCTGCTAGGTGTTAACGTACCATCCACATCAAATATAAAACGTTTTTTCATTCCTCAACCTTTAAACACTCTACAGTTTCGTTATCAGCCCAAGGCTCGTAATGAGCTACAAAAACTGATGCGTTGATTTCACATTTCATTCTATCTTCATATGATTTAATATGTGTATATTGATAGTCACCACCCTCAAGTGCTGTGATTACGTAAATAGCCCAAAGATGAATACTCATTACTCGTGTCCTGTCCAATGTTTACGGTTATGAGCTGTTTTTGACAACTCAGCAAAACGATCAGCGACCCTACGAATAAACTCGCTGTTTTCTTTACGAGCTAAATCATGTAAGAAGATTTCCATATCACTATCTTTTGCTCTTATTTCAGTGGTATCGTAAATATCGTTTTTCATAATATCGAGTGAAGCTAAATCATTCATTGTAAGTGGCTTTCTGCCTTCTGGTAGTTTAGACATCTTATCGTACCGCCAAAGGTTGTGTTGATATGCTATCATGGTAATCACCAGATTTATAGTAATCACGGCATGCGGTTTCTTTTATCATCATACCATTTTTCATACGGTATGAAACAATTTCGCGCCTAACAACACCGTCAGTATCAGCGTCAAACGCGCTTTTAAATGGTCCATCAGTCATTACAAACTCTCTTTCTTAAATCGCTTGTGGAAAAGCGATGATCACGTTTATTAAAATATAAATCAATTCCACGTTTTTGGCATATATCTTTGCCAGTAAACTCTTGAGTTTTATATTCCACTCCTAATATTCTAACATCAATTGTGTATAATGTCAACAAGTCTTTTAAGTCTTCTTCAGTATTATATGGAATAATTTCATCAACATACGATAATGCTTTAAGCTGTGTATATCGTTCAACTACAGTTTGAATTGGTTTATTCTTTTCTTTTCTATCTACACTCGGATCTGTCTGCAACCCACAAATTAAATAGTCACATTGCTCTTTTGCTTCACGCAACATTTGAACATGACCTGCGTGGAGCAAATCAAAAGCCGAACAAGTAAATCCTACTCTCATAGTTCTCTCGGCCCTTTCGATGTAAATTCCATGCCAGACACATTACCAACATAGACTTTACCATTCCATTTCATTTTGATTTTATTATTTGCAACATAAGCCTCAAACGAAACGCCAGGCCTCATGTTATCAGCTTCAACCTCAACAGTGACGTCAGTCCGAGTACTAGTCACCTCACAGAAATTATCATATATTATTTTTTTCATTTTGTAACCTTTCGTTATATTCCATAACTTCTTTTAAAACTGACAAGTCGTATCCATGTTCCATTGCTGTGGAAATCGTTGCGGATACATCTTTGGGTAAACAATGCCCGCCAAAACCTTTATCAACTGAACTTACATATGTATGGCTTTTACCAATTCGCGGATCATCTGAAACATACGTTAATACATCATTAGCATCTACATTAGCGGCAATACACATATCATGTATTTGCTGAAAGAACGCCACCTTAGTAGCTAAAAAGGAATTACAAAAGTATTTAGTCAAAATTAAAGACTCTGGATTTTTAGTTTCAACAGGAATTCCTAATCCCTCTGAAAGTAAACCACACCAAAACCCAGTATCGCCACCACCAACATCAACACGCTTTTGATTTTTAAAATCTTCCATAGCATGGGCAGCCCGTAAATATTCTGGTGAAAATGTGAGTTTTGCTTTTTTGTACGCCCTAGTTACTAATCGCCAACCTTCAAGGCTAATAGTTGACTTAATAAGAATAGGAGCTGTAGGATTTCTTTCCATTATAATTTCAATGATTTCAAAAACGTTTCTCATATCACAAGAACCGTCTTTTGCCTGTGGAGTACTGACAGCAATTATATAGCAATCAGCATCATCATTCCAATGATTATAATGCTTTGCTGGATCATAGACTCGTACAGATCGGTTTCCACCTGCTAATGCTAATGCATGTGCCTTACCAACGAACCCATACCCAACAATTTGAACTATCATTTGTTGTTCCATGTGTAGTCATCTTTCCACTCATGAATATACTTAAGCTTTTGCTCTTTAGTCCATGATTTTAGATAATCATTATCACGGTCAAACAATTGCAATACTCGTTCTTCGTCTAAAATAAAAGTATCAACAATTTGCTCGCCCAAATGATCCTGTGAAAAATCTTTTACTTCTTCCATGGTAACAGCATCTTTAGCCCATTCAATTTGAATTGCAGGGTTATCTGTAATATCTATTTCAGGATTTAATTTTTGAAGTTCGCTCATAGGAATAGCATAGCGCATCCTATGAGTTGAAACTGCAGTTACTACTACATATCTTTCATCACTCATCTGAATCTTCCTTTTTGTTGCTCTTAAGTTTTTTGACCTTTTTCTTTAAGCGTTTAATAACCTCGTCTCCATCCATCCAAATGTCTTTGTTATCAAGGATTGAAGTAATTTCTTTTTCAGTTAAAAAGTCAGCGTAAATATCGCGCATAAGCTTTTCTGACCATTCTTTTTCGTGGGCAAGTCTGTCATACATTTCACCACCTTTGCCTACAACACCACTAGAATAATTGTGATACATAAACATAGAATGTGGTGAAATTTCGTACTGATGTCCACATAGGAAAATGATTGTCGCGGCACTCATACATGCGCCTTCAACAGAAATAACAACCTGCGCTTCAGTTTCTGTAAGCACGCGAAGAAACTGAATTGCGGTAAACAAATCACCGCCAGGCGAGTTAATATAGATTTTGATAATATCGCTTTCACTCGCACTACGAATAATATCAAACCAATCAATATATTCTTCTGACGATTCAATATCACCACTTAGATAAAACTCTGTGATGTTAACAGCTTGCTTACGAATAAATCTTTCGCCTTGCTTTTGTTGGGGTTTAAATAAATCCGATAAGTCAATTTGTTTATTAGATTTTTTCACTTAATGGTTCCTTTTTATTTTTTTCCTTTAGTCTATAACATTCACCACAATAATGTTCAATTTTTGTGTCGTGGTCCATGCCATAAGAAAGAATAATGCTGCATCCGTTACAAAGTAAAGCACCTCTTCCGCCGTTTAGTTTTATTATTGCTTTTCTTTCTTCCATTAATACTCCCAGCGATAATAGATGTGTGCACCTAGCCGACCAACCAATTGAAGGCTTGAAGCCCACGATGGATTTACGTATGTCGCGTGATAATGTGTAGCACCCTCGGTGATACCACGATATTTATTATGATTTAGCATGTTATATGCAATCAACTGTGCTTCCTGCCAACGATCCTCATCTTGAGGACGGTCATGTTTTCCATCACAATACCAAGAAAACTGACACATATGACGGACCATATTACCATTTGCATCTGTCTTACCTTGATGTACCACATCACAAACATTGTTTGGATAACGTGTATCATAAAGACGATTTAAAACAACATCAGCTACACCAGCTTTA